AACGAATGACTTTGCAGTGCGCTTTGTTGCAGTGTATGCGGCTGGTGATTCTGTTGATACGAATGAAATCAATCCGGCTGAATCGGCAGCAGTTGCAGTTGCCTGTGTTCCGCCAGCAGTAATTTGTGCAATTACATAAGCATCAGTTGCCTGAGCATACGCATCTCTAAGGTTCTTGAGCATAATTTCATAAAAGCTGGGATCGCTGCGGTCAAGCAACTCAACGCTGTAGCGTTGGAATCCCATTTTTTTAATGACAGTTGCGTTGATATAAGCGGAAGTGATTGCGGTTGTTCCGGTTGGATCGCCACCTTCTGCAACGGTTGCGGCTGTGCTATTTGCGGTAATTTTTGGAATACTTACCGTCATCCCGTAACTATTAAGCGGGCGAGTTCCACCGCACGCTTCAATAACTGGGCGATCAGCGTTAGTATTTTGCGCAACATCGCGTACATAACTTACTGGTGAAAATGCTGGGTTTGTTGTGAAAGAATCATCAGCTGCTAAAACCCATTGACGGGAATCCTCGTTGCCAAGTTTTGCGCGGATTGAGTGCTCAAGATAATTTCCACCCGTTAGAATTGGGCTACGGGGTGAAGTGTGTGCAATTGGTGTGTATTTTGGTTGTGAGGCTTCCACCGTTTGGGCGGCTTCTACCTCGGGTGCTGGGGTAGCGTTTTCCACGCTGGCCTCACTTTCGGTTGGTTGGGTTTGTGTTTCCTCTACTGGTTCAGGTTCGACTTCACTAGCTGCAACTGATTGAACTGCTGCACTAGAAAAGGCCGCTGCCTGTACCAAACTTACTTCTTTCAGGCTTGCCTTTGTAACATAAAGGATGCCGTTGCGTGGTTCTGCTGCATCAACAATTACTCCAACACTTAAACCATCGCGCAACTCTGTTGCTTCAATAAGTGCATCATTGCCTTTGGTTGTTGGTGCAACTTTAAAAGATGCGTAAATGCCAGAGGCATCCTCACTTGCATTTTGCATCATTCCAATTGGATCTTTTGCATTGTGCTCAAGTAAAAGTTTAATTTTTCCACCAGTGTTGTAACTGATAGATCCTTTTTCAAATACAACTTGACCGGCACTTGTGTTGCCGATCTCTCCAAATGGCACAATTTTGCCCGCAATGATTCTGCGCTGTGCATCGCTTGATTCAACTGTTGTGTTAAATGTCAGGTGTAAGGGTTGTTCCACTGCCTGCTCCATTCGGTGTGAGATGTTCCATTTCTTTTGCTTGATCTAGTGTGATCAAATTAAGTTCCAACATTTTTTCAATTACTGCTAAGCGTGTCATTGCATCTGATCGCAAAAATGTTTCATCAATTTCAAAGCGCACTTCATTGCCACGCGCTGTGAGATCATCCATTGAAAGGCGTTGTTCAATTGCTGAGATAAATGGGCGCAATGTGTAATCAACAAATTGTCTGCGCTCATCAACAACATTTGAGTAAGTCATTGAGTTATTTAGATCAGCAGACAAATACCAAGCAGGCACATTGCACAATCTGCTTATTTCAGTTGCCAATGCTTGTTTTGCTTCGTTGTACATCATATCTTTAGGGGAGAAGTTAGTTGGCTCAAATCTAAGAGTGCTTGAAAGGTAAGCCGTGCTCCTCTGTTGTCTTGCCAACTTCCACGCGCCAAGAAGTCCAGTGATCTGTTCCTCTGGCAAATCTGCACCACTATTTTGAATATAACCTGAAGGCATTGGCGTACTAGCTGCAACTGCACTTGCTTTTTCTAAATCTAACGCGGCTTTGATAGTGCGACCACCTCGGCCCAATATCCCCAAAGAGTCAAGTGCTTGAAATGTAACGATACTTCCCAAGCCGTTTTGTGGTCGCAATCCCCCTTGACCATCAACTGTGTAACCAATAACCAAAGTATTTGTTGCATTGAGTGTTTGTATTACGCGATCAAATGAAACCCAAGCAAAACCTGACGGCCTGCCACTATCGGCAAAAGTCTGGGTTACTTCCCAAAACGCAACACCGTGCATCAATAAATCAGAAACCGTTGCTGCAATCGTAACTGCACGCGGTTGCCGGTAATCTGGTTGTTGCAACCAAATTGGTGATTCTAATTCTTGGCCTGTGCTTTTTTTGAATAGACATAAAGGCAAACTGCCAACAACACCAGTAATAAGTGAATGGCAGCGCGAAACACTGGGAACGGCCAGTGCTTCAGTGCGTGAAACAAACACGGCAGGATTTAAATAAGAATAAGGACTATAGCCTTCCATTACTGGTGGGGCGTATTGTGCTTGAATAGTTGGTTTGCTTTCGGGGATTGCACTTTCAACCAAGCGCAGTGCAGACATTAACCCCATAGCACTAGCATACGACAAATCCGGACAAAATAACCTTTAACGCTCTCGGCGTGTCTAATTGACATAAATAGCGGCAACTGCCTGCGGTTTGTTGGCATACCAGATAACCATTGCGCTGGCAATAGCAGCTGCAACCTCACCGGCTGATTTTCGGCGCACGATTCTCCAACCGGAATCTGTGGTGCGCATTGCGCAAGAATTAACCGATTCGCTTAGTTCATACTCATCCCCGTGTTCAATTCGATTGTGGCTCATTGCTGCCAACATTTCATCACACGCGCTGGCAAAGAGTTGGCCGGATATCTCCATTACCGGCACACCAGTGTGCGCTAACCGCGCTGCAACTCCGGCAGTGGTGTAGCGATCAAATAACAACATCTTTGGCCTAAATCGCTTGATGTGCTCATTGATCTCGCTGGCCATTCTCAAATCATCAATTGAGGCTTCAGCCTTCCAAGTTTGTAGGCATTTGAGTTTGACTTTATCGCCAACCATTTGCCCTGCTACCAATGCAGCGTGCCTACGGCTTGGGGATATATCCATTGCAAAGAATGTAGATGCACCAGGCTCAAACACCATATTTTCAACCTTGCAAGATTCCCACGCACCAATTGGCCACGGGCTTGCCAGATTGTCCACCCATTGAGTAAGCATCTCAGTGCGCACTTGGTTTGGATCACCGGTTCGGATTCGGTGCTCAAGGATCTCAGCAGTAATGGTGTGAGATAAGGCCGGATTGGCTTGCGCCCAGGCTTTTCTGTCAGTTATTTTCAAACTTGGATGGGCACTCCACTCCAACCAGCGCAATGATGGAGTTTTGTCCTCAATGCCTTTTTCTCGCAATTGATTAAGTACCGTGCTGCCCTTATCGCCTGCATTGCTTACTGCAAGGATCTGTGAGGCTGGCTTGGCTTGGGTCGTGTACAACGCGGCATCCCACGCTTCGGGTTTAATATCTCGCAACTCATCAATGAAAAAGAAATCAACCGACAATCCACGGGCACCTTCATTAGTAGCTGCAACGACAATGATCTCGGCACCATTCTTAAACCGGATCCGCTCATTGCCGTTAGTCGCGTAGGTTTTCTCCCACTTCACAAATAACTCTGGTGTTTCTTGGATCAGGTAATGGATCTGCCTGAATGTGGTTACGGCCATATTGCGGTTGGAACTCATCATCGCAATTGACTTCTCACCAAAGAGATAGATGCCTGCCAAGATTCGGAGTTTTGCCAACTCGGTTTTGCCATTCTGCCGACTTACGCACAACCCAATGGTTTTACCTACCCAATTGCCATCCTTCACCAACAACATATCCCCAAGTGCATTGATCTGCCACGGCATCAACTTAATCCCAATGGTTTCTGCAAACTCAATGACCTCAGGTGCTCTACTTGTTGCGCCTTTAACTGGGCTTGAGAATATCCGTGGTGTAGGGCTTCCTACAATGCCAGCCCCCAATTTGTTTGCTTTAGCCTCGGTTGGTTCTGGTTGGTTGTTATGTCCGTTTTGTTGTAATTCGTAGTCATTAGCCGGTTTTGCGGGGTTTTCGGGTAATTGGAAGGAAATAAGATCAGGGGGGGTAGGGGTTGTGCTCAAAAAAACCGGTTTAGCAACCTTCCCAGACTTTGCATTATTGCAACGACGGCACGCAGCTGCAAGGTTTTCCGCTTCATCCGAGCCATTTCGACTCCTCGGCAAAATATGATCCACCTCATTGGCAGGCCCTCCGCACATATAGCAGGTGTACTGATCGCGTTGAAGTATCTCTAACCTGATCCGTTTCCACTCAGTTGATTGAAGTGATAAGCCCATCAGTACCAGCCCTTTGTGTTGCTGTGCCGTAGTGCACTGCATCCATCATCGTATCTTGCTCTTATGTATTTCATCATCCAAGTTATCTGCGCCGTTGGTGAGGCTGTAGCCAAGTACCGTGTGCGACCTTGTGGAAGGCCGTAGTGTGAACCGTTCCTCGCATCTGGGTTGTTAGAGGATTCTTTGAATATCAATCTCTTTACGCATTTGTACTCTTTGTAATCTCTGGTGATCTTGAGTAGGTGCACTTCCCAAGTCTGTTGATCTTGAGCCTTTGCTGGTTGTACAGCTGCAAGACAAAGCCCAAGGCATAACAACAATTTTAATGCCCCCCCATATCCCCCCCATTGAGGGATAGGCCGTTGATCAGTGCAGGCCAAAGGTTGCCCCTCTAACGGGCTACAACGCACAATCAGTGCGCCCTGCTGTTTATCCTCACGCAGTTGAGTTGGATGCAAGATGTTACACCCTACGACTTAGCCACAATAGGCAGGTTGGGCAATCTCGGTGTGTCGCCTCTAACCATTGCCCACATCCAGTGCATCGGCTGATGTTTTGATCCATTACTTGAACTCACCTTCCAAAGTGCGTGGTTGGCGTTTTAAGGCCTGCTCATCCAT